CCCGTCTTGAGCGTCGCGTCGAGGTACTTCGCAGCCCCCGCCGTGACCACCATGTTGTCGAACTCTTCCGTCCAGACAACCTTGCCCTTGCGCACGCACTCGACCTTGAAGTGGTGCTTGACCCTGAGATTGAGGCCGATCCCGGCGCCCATCTCCAGCGCGGCAGCGGCCCCGACCATGGGCTTTGACTTTGCGTTAAAATCGCTCATTGCATTCCTCCTCAGTTATAGTCCGTGCTCTCGGCGTTCACCGTGATCGTGTAGTCGCCGATAAGCGCTTCGTTGTCCGGAATGGTGATGTTGATCTGTATGCCCTTGGGGGCGTCCGTCCCCAGGGTGATGACATTGCCTGGGAAGTACTCAACCGTGAACTCTGGCGGAAGACCGTCCAGAGAGAAAATGACCTGCCCCGCGAATCCCTTGAGTGAGGTGACCGTGGCGCTCATGGCGACGGTATTCCCGACTGCCGATTCAATCGCGGTCGGCGTCACGGCCAGCGTGAAGTCCGGCCTCGGGTTGACCTTGAGCGTCACGACCTGCGATTTCAGGATAGGCGGCTTGGTCTGAATAAGGGCGACGGCTATGCCGGCGGCCAACAGGAGGCCGACGACCGCCAAGATGATCCACCATTTTCCCCTCATGCTTCCTCCTTCGAAAATATCTGATGGGCCAGGAACGCGACCTTCGTCCGGTCGTGGCATTGGAGCTTTCCGTAGATCGCCTTGAGATGGGAGCGCACGGTTGAGATGTCCCGAAACGGCGCCTTCGCTATTTCATCGTTTGTCATCCCTCGCCCGAGAAGCCTGAAGACTTCCTTTTCGGCTGGCCGCAGCCAATCGCCCTTGCCGTTGCCGTTCTCCGGCTCACTCGGCAGGGCGAGGAAGTTGTCTTCAATGAGCGCCTTCACCGACCGCTTCCACTTATAGGCGCGCCGCCAGTAGTCGGCGATCCTCCGCCTGGCTATGGCCTGGGCATAGGTCGAAAGCGCCGCCTCGCCCCTGTGCCCCGGAAGCGATATCAAGAAAGCGATCCGGATGTCCTGCATCACGTCGTCAAAGTCGTCGGGCGGGACCTTGGTCCGGACAAGCGGCGTGACCTTCACCGCCTGCTCCTCGACGACTTGCCCGATAGCGTTTACGGTTTCCATGTTCTCGTTGCCTGAGCCAACTTCTTCAGCGGCTCGTTATAATGCTTGTCCACGAGCTCCTTAATCCCGACCTGGGAGATATTCATAAACTCCCTCTGGGGTTGCTTCCCCGTGCCTGTCGAGTGGATGTTGGCGAGCATGTCGGTTGTGATCTTTCCATGAGCCCGCCTTTTAACCGCGACCCTTCCATGCTCCGGCGAGATCACCTGGGCCGAAATGTTGTCGAGCATCCTTCCGCTGACTCGCAGATTGACGAGCTTCCACTGCTTCTTCTTTTTCTCGTAAGCTTTGGAATAGGGCTTGAATCGGCGGCTCATATAGTCCTGGCCCGTCGCGGTCTTCGTGAGAATCCTCTGTTTCACGTCATCGCAAAATCCCTGCATCGGTTTCTTCGAACCCAGGAAGTCGTCGATCGACTGGAACACGGCCCGCGCCTCGTCTATGCCCCGAATCTCAACGCTCATTCCGTCTTCCCCAAAAGCTTCTTGAGATACGCGATCACCTGATCGAGCGGCATGCTGTAGATTTCCTCCGGCAGCTTCCCGAGCGTCGCGTTATACTCGTCCATGAGGTCCTTGAGCACGAGCTCGTTGGGGTAGACCTCGACAATCGCCCGGAGTTCGATCTCCTGCCTCGCCGAGTCCCTGACCCGCTTGGCGATATTCGGGAACTCATCGAGAAGGCCCGTCGGCAGAAGCGCACAATGGCAGTTTGACTTGCAGTAGCGGAGCCCGCTTCCCGGGAGGCCCCACTCGGATTTCCTCCAGCCGTCCATCGTCAGAGGAGGGCTCGCCGCCGCCTCCTTGCACTTCGGACAAGGCTGAGTGCTCAATATGAGATTTATCAACGCCTCTTCTGCCATCAGAGCTCCCTGCTATAGGCCGTCTGGCTGATCTTGTTGATGAGCCCGGCAACCTCCATCTTGAGCGCCTTGTTCAGGGCCTCGCGCTCGGCCGCCCAGGTCGATTCCGGGTCCCGCCGCGCCTTCCGCAGCGCCCCGAGCTCGCTTCCCATGAGCTGGTTCTCCGCGATAAATAGCTTCATCCTATCCGCCCACTGGCCGATGAGGAGCGCCGCCTTGACCCTGAAAAACTCAAGGTGCTCATTCTTCGATCGCGCCATGTCTCGCCTTCCCCAGTTTTACGGCCTCGATAAGCTCAGGGCCGATATCCTCGAGCAGAAGCCCGACGTAGTCCTTGGCGTAGGCCTCCTGCTCCTTCCCGAAGACCCGCGTCTCATCGAAAAGCTGAAACCTCATGCCCGCCTTCTCCGCCGCCTTGCGCTCAAGCACCTCCACGGCGCGCTTGTTCTCGACGAGACGGTCCGCAAGGTCTTTCATCTCATGTGCCCTATTTCTTTGAGCAGCCCGACGCAGAACGCCTTCCGAGCCGCTGGCGACTTTACGAAGTCCCTCCACCACTGCTCCCGCTTCCAGGCCGGCCACTGCTTCCGCGCCATCGTCACGTCGATATTCACGTGGAGCCGCAAGAGCTTCCGAAGACGACGTTTCAGGATGAGCCGGCCCAAGAGATTCATTCCTCGTTCCCCTCGCCTTCCTGGCTCACGCCGCCTTCCTTTTTCTCGCCCGATCGCATGATGAAATCGAGCGCCTCATCGAGCGTCGGGTGTGCCTCCCGCAGCGCCTTGAGCTTTTCGAGGTTCTCGATGATCGCCTTCTCGCCCTTGCCCTCATCCACGTCGGGGTTATATTTCTTGTAGAACTGCCCGAGCGATATGAGTCCCGTCTTCAGGCGCTTCGTGTCGAGCTCGAGCTCCTCTTTCGGGTCCTCGGGAAACTCGATCTCCCCGAAGTCAACCGAGAAGTCTGTTGCCGTGATCGGCGTATCCGGGAAGTGGGCATTGTTGACGATCCGCGTCTTGTCGAAGATCTCCTGCTCATACTCCCTATATAGCGGGATCTGCTCCTCCCGGATCTCAAGCAGCGCGCGGTTCCTGATCTTGAGGGCCCGGCCGGACATCTCGCTGATCGAAAGCGACCACTGATCGGCCGAGATCCCGTAGTTGTTGATGACGGTATTTATCTGGAAGACGAGCGCGTTCTGGAGCTGGTCGAGGTTAATCTGCATGTCGAGAAGCCCGACCTGGGCCCCTTCGCCGCTGGCCATGAACACGGTCAGCGGGTCGAGGACCTGGTTCGATGGAATATTGGGTTTGTCTCCGATGACATACGGCTGCTTAAAGGACGCGACCTTGAAGTAGTAGTCGAAGAGCGTCATCTTGATCCCGATCATGAGCGCTGCGTTATAGAGGTCACGGCCGGTGTCCTGGTCCCAGAATGAGTCGTCGGGCTCCTCGCGGTGGAAGATGATGAAAGGCAGGATCGGCAGCCCGTCCTCGCCCCGGTAGGGATAGAACGATGGCTCATAGAAGCGCTGCGAAAGCTTCATGTCCTTATTCAGGATGTAGTGATTGCCCAGAACGTCCCAATAGTAGTAGAGGATCGAGTCCGAGCCGACGGTGTTGACCGGCGTCACCATGTAGATGATGGCGTCGGCCTGCGTGGGGTCCTCGGAATTCTGGACCACCGTCGAGATGTTCGGCGTGATGATATCGAAGACAATCCGCCCGCCGCGCACTCCGATCTTTAGGAGTGTCTCGTTGAGAAGGTTGCTGTAGCGATTGACCTTCTTGAGCTTCGTATCGAGCTTCGAATAGCCCAGGATTTCCTCGAACCGCTTGTCCTCCTTGAAGTCCCGGACCGGCTGCGCCTTGTACACGGTCGAGATCTCGTTGATCACCCGCTTGAGGACGTTCTGGCTCTGGTTCACGTGGTAGTACAGGCGCTCGTAGTTGTCCTTGTGAAATAGTTCCTTGATCTTCGTCCGGACAATATCCTCATAATCATCGCGGTAGAGGTCGAGCTTGTTCTGCGCCTCCTCCTGGCGCTCTTTATCAGCCTGCCACTTCGCCTTCAGAAACTCCGCCCGGACCATCGTCTCTGACATGCTCATCTACAGCACTCCCACCGTGGAATACTTGACCGGGAAGCGGTTGATGAAGAACTCGCCGAGGCCGTCGACTGGATGGTCCGAGACGCCGTCTTTAAGAGGCAGCTCGGAATTGATCCCATTCTTGGGATCGGGATAGCGGTACATCTCAAGAGCCTGGATGAGGAGCGGGCAGCGCGTCTTGTCGATCTTGAGCTTTCCGTTCAGCAACCACTTCCGAATGAGCGTCACCCGGTCCTGGATGATGCCCGGATATTTACGTTTGTATTTGACCGTGAACCCGGCCTGCCGAAGCTCGTAGACCGAGGACGTACCCGCCGCCTCCGTCTTAGCATCGCCTGCCGGGTCGCAGAAAATGACATCGGGATCCCGGGGCAGCTTCTTCTCTTGCTGGCCCGGAATAGTTTTCGCACGGATGAGCTCACCGAATTTCTGAATGGGCGTCTCCCTGCGCGCGAGCTCGTCGAAGACGAAGACATTCTCCTGGAGATCGACCTGGATGAAGTTTGCGAAGGTCGGCGCCGACCAGCCGAAGTCCATGCCCAGGAAGTAATCGAGCTCCGGCTTGAATGCCACATCGCCGGTATGCTTTTCGCGGCTGAACATGGGAAAGACCTGGCCGCCGAAACTCTCGAATGAGGCTTCAAACTCCTGCCTGAAGGCCCGCTCGTCCATGTCACGGTGCGCCCGCTCTATCTCTTCGGGAGAGATGAGCCCCGCCTCGGCCGTCGTCACTCTAAAACTCTTCCATTCCTGGGAATGCCCCGGAACGGTCTCCATCTGATAGAGGTCATAGAAATGATTGAAGCCCTTGGGCGTCCCGCCGAAGAATGCGGGCGCTTCTCTGTCTGCGATGGCCGGCCGCAAGACTTCCTCCCACAGTCCCTTCTCCATCGTGGCGGGCTCATCTACAGCCAGGAACGAAAGGCCGCGGCCGCGGAGGGAATCGGGCTTGTCCCCACTCTTGAGCTGAAGCAACCGCCCGCCCAGGAATTCAATTGTCAGGTCGCCGTCGTAATAGCGCTTGACGAGGCCAGCGCGATAGAAATCAGCCGTGTTGTGTTTGAGCAGCCCCCAGGCGATGTCCTTGGCCATGCCGTAGGTCGGGGCCACGTACCAACCCAGGGCCCGTGGCGCCGTCGAGACGTTTTCAATCAGCATGTCGAGCGCGAGCTGAGTCTTGCCGCTACGCCGGCCCGCGCAGGCGACCTTGAACCGATGGGGGTCGCGCTTCACCCTCTGCTGCCAAGGCGTGAGTTCGTAGGGCAGGGTGACGGTCCGCTCAATTACGGTCTGCATATCTCGCCCTCATTCTGTTTCTCATAGACAACCCGGTATCTCGCCTCTCCGACCTGCTCCTGCTCGACCCGTTCCACGTAACCCCGCTTTTTCGCTTTCGTCTTCAAGAAGAAAATAATCGCCGTGGTATCATTAGCCCGCATTCTCGCCCTAAGCCGGCTTTCGGCCCAGTCGATAATCGCCTCGTTCGCGTCATCCACTTCAGCCGCGAACTTGACGTCGGCTTTGAGCCATTCGTAGAAAGTCGTACGACCAACCCGGACCGCCTTGCAGGCATCAGAGATATTCCCGTCGGCCTTGCCTCGAAAAGCGGACAGAAACCGGAGTTTTTTTATAGCCGTCCGCTTCTGTTCCGCCTGCCTGCCTTTTCTCATTCCTCTATCGTGACCTTCACTTCTTCGTCGGTCTTGACCAACCGATCAAGCTTTCCAACCAGGCCCGCGTTCTTCTCGTACAGGTTAAACTCAATGACAGCCTTGCCGCCCTTGTCTCCACTCGCCGTGATCCGTGATTGAACCTGCATGAGCTGACCCTTGAACGTTACCTTTTGGGCCATCAGTTTTCCTTCGGCGGTATCCGCTGGAGGATCGCCAACGCAGCTGTCTCGATTTTTTCAACAGCAGTCTTTATTTCCCCGATATCCTTCTCCACGTTTTTCTGCTTTTCATCCATCCGCGCCAACGTCAACCCGCGCTCAATACAGACATCAGCCTTGCCCGGCCCCTTGCCGTTGCCGTTCTTTTTGGCCGCGAGCTTGTCTAAGACCTTAATGGCGATGGCCGTACTCACTGCCGATATGACGCCCGTCGGGAGGATGAGGGTAATGCCCGAGGTGCCCTGCTTCGCCACTTCTTGCGCTGCTTGCATGATGCTCATCGGCTTCCCCTCCTCAACGCCTCACTTCTTCAGCTCCCGTAACTTTCGAATCTCCTGTTGGAGTTCATAAACCCAAAGCATGAATGCCTCATTGACGATGGCATTGCCGTCGGCATCGAACCCCAGGGGATTCTTGCGAACCTCCGGGCCTGGGTTAAGGCAATCGTAGCTCGGATATAGGCTCGGGTTATAGCTGTGACACGACGCGAGGCCGAGGCTAATCGCCAAAAAGGAGATCAGACAGAGCTTCGCGGTCACGTTTCTTAAAGGCGTCCGCAATTTTCTTTCTCCGTTTCTTATCCTTCTCGGAGGCCAGCGCCTCCTCTACTTGCTTTTCGAGCTTCAGAATCTTATCGAGAAGCGCGAGCACAGTTGCGATATCAACTGCCATCGGGCGTCTCCTCGATCAGCCAGGTAAGGTAAGTCTGTGCCTTGAACAGATCATCCTTCGCCTTCCCCTTGTGCTCATGCCGGAACAGATACTTGAGGACGTTGCCGACGAGAAACCCCCGGAACTCCTCCGGCGTTAGCTTGGCCTTGAGGATGGTGATCACCTCAAGCCCGCCCGCCGAATAGTGGGGGACATCGCGTTGGATATTCAAGCCCGGGCCTCCTCGTCATACTTCTTAAGCCGCCACTTCACCTTGTCGAATTCCCCCCACTTGGGGTGTACGAGCCATGAGACTTGCTGTGGCTCGGCGTGCCGCCCCTGTTTATGATCATAGGCGTCCGTTCCGCTTACGCTCCCACCTATCCAGTAATAGGGATGCTCAAGAGGTGCGTGCCAATGACCCATGATGAGGAGGTCAAATTTTGTCGGGTCGGGTCCATTCATTCGCTTGAGGGCTTCCTTGGCCGTCTTGCGCTCAATGCCGTAGAACGGGAATCCCGCCCATCCCATCACGTCGTGACCGTGACAGAGAAGATACCGCCGACCACAAACCGCCACTACTTTTTGCGGCATGGGATAGATATTAAATTCGACGTTCTTGTGTGTGGTCAGGAGCGTCTTGGTGATTGAGGCGACAACGTACATCCAGTTATTGAAGCCGCACTCCTTAGCCTGGGGCTTCCGGGTGAGGCGGCCGTGATTGTCATCGGTGATCATGTCGACGATAACGCGCTCGAAATACGGCGCAGCCATCGCGGCTTGCTTGGCCAGGATTTCCCCAGCCTCGACGGCTTGCCGAGGAGCGGGGAAGGCGTTGGTCACTCGCAACTCATCGTGGATATCCCCCGAAATAAGGTCACCCGTCACCAGGAACCGGCACTCGGGAATTGAGTATCCGAGGCGGTGTATATCGACCCACTGGATAACATCGCGGATAAGCCCGAATTGCCGAGTCCGCGAAAGCTCCGGCGAGTATTCCCCGTAGCCCTCTATCTCATCGGCCAGTTGGACGGAGCCATAGTGGGCGTCTGTGATATGGACGACGGCGGCGATATCTGTTTCAACGCGCCGTGTCTTGGCCGGCTTGTAGACCGGGGCTTGCGGAACGATGGCCGGGATCGCGGCCAGGACCTCGGCCATGAGCTGTTCGAGCTGGCCGTGCTCTTTTTTGTAATCCTTGTACGCCGCGGCGACTTGATCGCGCTCTGCCTGCAGGGCCAGAATGCGCTCGGGTGGCCGTAGGGCTTCTTTGACCTCGGAAATGTCGATCAGCTTCTTGGTCATAGGTCTCTGATCCTTTTAGC